CAATAGTGACAGGTGTGATAGTCGCGCTCTAATACTTCTTTGCGTACTCGTTGATAGTAAGCACTGTTATATCTCTTGTTACTCAATGCCAGCCCTTACGATCAAAGTGCGATAATGCTTTACAAGCATCGCCGTAGCGATGATGAATATATTTAATCGAAGCCTGTATCTGTCCCTTTGGGCTTAGGTCTCTGTACCAAGTAGAACGCATTTGCCCCAAGCCATAGTGAGAACCATTCCTAGCCTTTGGATTCCACCTTGACTCATAATGAATCAGCCAATTAAAGCACTCAAATTCTTTCCAACTCATTTGATTGTATGCATACAACTTGAGATTCATATCTGCTTTTGATGGCGTTGTATTTATAATCGTAAAGACGGCAGCTAATAACGCCGCAGTCATCAGACGAAGGCAATAGCCGCCCCTAGACACTACAGCGACGGGCTGCCTTCGGGCCCCGCCTTCGAGGGAGTGTATCAAGCTTGTCAAGTAGGCTAACATAAGTGCAGTTCAGAGCCTTTCGCTAGATTGCTATCTGATTATCTATCGCATCAATATGATCATCGATGGATCTTCTGATTGGATAAACATCATCAACCATTTATCCCTCTAACTCCAATATCTCTCTTACGTCCAATTCATTTGCAGCGTTAAGCCCAATTATGGCATTTCTTAGCTTTTCCCTGCCGTCACCGTGAAACTTGGTAGTTAAATACGGTTCTGATTCGCTACCTTCCAACCAATCTATCGGCTCACCATTGGGATCAATAACTAGATCATCAACGAAATTGAATTTATCCAATATCGCATCAACTGACGAATCTCTTACTGTTTCAACGATTTCCGATGGAACATTGGCTTTCACCCATTCAACGAACTTACGGTCTGACTTAATTATCCACTTGAACTTTGGCTTCGTTGTAGTGATATAGGCAACCACCTCATCCCCCAATTCAGCCTTCACTCGATCAGCGCCCAATTGATTCATTTGGGTTTGTAATTCAACCCTCAGCTCGTCTTTCAGGCGCTTCGCTTGATCTGCCAGCAAGCTAATCGCTGCTAACTTCAGACTCAGATCCTTGATTGCCATCTTGCTCCCTTTTCTTCGCTCTGTTTAACCGGACTTCTAATGAAGCCAGATTGACGCCCATATCGCGGGCAATAAACTCTTTATCAAAGCCCCACTCGAGCATTTGCCGGATATATGCAATTGAGTGGGTGCTTCGCTTTACTTTGTCTTCCCTGCCCATCCGTCTCCCTTGAAGTGTGTCGGAGTGGGCGTCCAAATACGCCACATCAGCACACCACAATTGTCGCAGGTTACTTCTTTGGGCTTGTCGAATCCAAGCGCGACATCTTTAACCGATTCACATTTATCGCACTTGAACTCATATATCGGCATCAATGAACCTTTCCAAGGTTGCGTTACCGTTCCAATAGCGTTCTTTGATGCGTTCTTGCCCATCGGCTATTTTACAGATTCGGCATTTAGCAGCTTTCATCTTGTAATTGCCACATTGCTCGCATCTGGTTATGTCATCCTCTCGATTAGCCAATCTCTCAGCTGGATCGATAAGTCGCTGCTCGAAGCAATTCTGACACTCCATCAGCCAGATAATCTCCCCTTCTTTTATCTCGCTCTCATACGCATTGACGCCCCGATGGGGTGTGGCCTTCTTGCATTGAGCGCAATGGAATGGATGAATTTCTTCAATCACTTCTGAAACGCCCACTTACCATCTGATCCGATTTTCATCCATCGAGCTGGACATTGAGCGGACTTATTGCGTTCGGTGCAGACCCAACCGCGATACTCCTTGCCCTCTTTTGTGCCTTGCTTGAGGATCATTGGGCCGTGATTGCAGATGGGGATTTCGTCAATTACTTCCGCTCCGAATTGTTCGGCAATATGGCTAACATCCCAGACAATCGGTTCAGGATCGTTGGGGCGTTGTTCTTTGACGAATTCAGCCAATTCAGGTTTCGTGGTCTGAATAGGCTTTTTAGGTCCTCCCTGCGGTTTCGCAAAGAATCCAGCAAGATTGAGACTTCGACCCAAAGCTCCCGTCTCTGCCAATTCCAAGGCGTACTGCTTCTGTTTAGATTCGCTGCTAAGTCCCGTTGTCCAAGGCGCAGCGTCAGCTTCAGTGCGAAACAACTCGCACTTAACAATATAAACATCGCAATTAGGCGATAGTGATTCTTCCAAAACGTGAGTCTTAATCCGATAGTCTGGATATGCATTCATAAACTCCTTCAATCGATCTTGCACAGAAACGTAATCATCTAGGTAATTCGACATTTAACTTCTCGCTCCCTGCGAACTGTTCGATCGCATAATCTAATTGTTCTTTTAACGACCAGAATGTTCCATCTGGCCAGTTCTGGACATCCTTAGCACAAGGTTGGCAATAGAACCGAACTTGGGCTTTGCGAATAGGTGTCTCTGATTGCACTCGCCATAATGCTGGCGATTGGGCCAACGGATGCCAGGATCCGTCTTTTAATTGACCCCAGCGGCTTTTGCAAATATCGCACCATTGGCGCGGATTATGATTGCGACTTAAGCTCAACGTCGTCCCAATCTTCTGGTGTACTGAATCGGCATAAAGCCAAGATTCCGGAATATCCAATGAGATCGAGATACGAATCTTCGCGCATTGGACTTGCCACCATTCGGCTGAGTTTCGTCGCAATAAAGACAACCGCCACGTCAGATGGGTCTCGGAGCTGAACACCGAGTTCTCTCGCGATTTTGTAAATTCGTAAAAGATTACTCCTCGGGTCACCATATTCGTACCCCCTGTCTTCGAGGGTGTTACGAGCGTCGTCAATCCATTCATTAAGCTCTCTCTCTGACATATTGCACCGAGGCCCTTCCTCGCTTGAAACCCTCATTAAAGGCTTTTGCTCTGACAGACACATAAGCGCGCCAAAGAATGAACTGAATGCCAATGATTGAAGCGAAGATGATTGCGTCGGAATATCTACTCCACATCAGCATTCACCCCAAATCGATCTAGCCAGTATGCCGAAATTTCCTCACGGCTTAAACGACCTCGGGCAGACTTGCGCCCAAGCGACTCAATTGCATATCGACGGATTATCTGGCCTTTGACGTAATTAGCTCCGTCAGACCAAGCGCCCGAAGTAGAATCAAACCGAATTACTTTCGGATTATTTATCATTTACTCTCCCTTCTAAACCCTAGAAAATGGATTTAGTGGGATAAATCTATTTAAGAAAATCTATTTAGACAAGTAGCAGCTCGGCGTGTTGAATATCGAGGAACCCGCACTCTTTCTGAATTGTGCCTCGATTGGCGAAGTCGGTCTTGTCTGGAAGTGGCCGCAAATGCCATTCTGGGGCGTTTATAGCCCCTAAATCAAACTGGTAGACCCCGTGTGGGGTGGAATTGATATAAAGCGTCCTAGCGCCCGTTCTAGCCCTTATTTCGGCCAAGTAATCCCACTTCTTCTTCTCAATCAAGAGAGTTGGGTAATGGGTGCGGCGACACTTGAGTTCGATATATGCGTCGTGGGTAATGCCGTCGTGCTTGTCGGTCGGTGAAACTGGCGTAAGGTCAGGATATACGGCCTTTAACGCCTCAAATAGTTCTACCTCGCGCAGATAAATTTATTCGTCCTCATCCTCGTCGAAGTCCGGCTTTCGTATCGGATCATCCATCGGGACTATCCAATCGGGGTAGGAACTGCGATCCATAGCAAAAGCAAGTGCGGTGCCTTCATCCATTCCGGCTTTACGGCAAGCCATATAAACTTCATTGGCGGCAATAGCCCAAAAATCCAGTTTAGTCAGTGGCGTTTCTTTCGTCGTTTTGCGACGTTTTGCCACCTTCTTGACTGGCTTCTTAACGCGTTTTCTTGTTGCCACTTCTAACCGCCTTTGGTTGGAGGGCTAATTCTAACTGAGACTCCATCTTGTCGAGGCGCGACACAATCGGGATATTTTCTAATTTTATAATGTAACGAAGGCCAGCGATCAAGAGGGCGATTGATCCGAGGATTGAGGCAACGAATCCAGCGATGGTATTAGCGTCCATTACCGGACGTTGCCGTAGCGCTCGTAATTCGGGTTAAGCCAATTAATCACGGAAGGCAACACACTCACAAGTGCGGCATTGAGAATGTAATCGGGTTGAAGACCCACTGAGAGGTATGTCGAAAGAGCCGTCGCGACGAATGTCTTCGCCCACGTTCCCGCCATCAGTTTCATTTCTTGCATTTTTATCTCCTTCGAGGTCGAACCAGCTGCCGTCTTTGTCTCCCAAAGTTGTAAAGCTGACGTGGAAATGATGGCGGTGAGGATTGACTCCTTTAAATTTACGCAACTTCCAATTCAGAATTGGTGAAGCAATACGGCCATCAAAGATTAAATACTTGATTCGCTTATCTCCGCGTTTGGCGCATTGGCGAATTTTCTCGACTAAGGCGTGAGCTTCTTCCGGATGAGTTCCCAAATCGCTTGTAATATCGATTGCCCTAACGATTCCGTTTGCATCAGGATTGTGATCCGATTTACGAGCGGAATGTCGTGAGTCTCCGATCCAGCCGTCTGATTTTCTTGAGCGTTCCATATAGAGGTCATCTATTTGCTCCCGAAGTTGAACGCCAGCTTTGCAAAGCCTAGCCAAGACCGAGAGCCTTTAAATCATCAACATCGAGACCAAGGACTGCCAATTTAGCCAATGCTGCTTCTTTTTTGGCTGCTTCATCTAATTCTTTTTTTGTGTTTAATTCATCCACAATATCAAAAGCGGCTTGGTATTCTTCTTTTGTAAATGGTTCAGCTGATATAAATTGTATTCCTTCATATTCTTCGCCAATGGCTATTGTTCCGCCTTCTGGTCTTAAATAATTTAAAACTTGCCAAGATTTAGCCATTTTATGCTCCAATTTCTAACAACGTAATTGTCGAAACTGCCGTAGATTCTTGCACAATAACACCAGCCGCATTTTGATAATTTCTAAATTGCGTTTTGTAGGTCGTTGAGGAAGTCGTACTAGGCGAATCTAAATAAACAAAACTAAAAGTATCTTGTTGGTCATTCGCGGTTCTATCCCAACCTAAAAACTGTGTTGTCCAGACAGTTGTTGAACCCCGAACTATTCGAATCATTGTGGCGTTTTGTGCATTTGCAGAAGTCTTAGTTACTGCGTTTTGAGTGACCAAAACAAGAATTTTTGACGAAGTTGAGGACGGCGTTATTGCTTGGCTTAAACTTGTGTCTGTCCATACGTCTGTGTTGTTTGTTACCTGTGTTCCTGTTGTGCCCATTACGACTTGCAATACTTTTCCACCACTAGCGGGCGCTGCCCATTTCAATCCGGTGCTTGTTGTCGAATCAGCAGTAAGTACGTGTCCGTTTGTGCCTACTGCTAAACGAGCAGGTGTGTCAGCTGCGGTTGCAGTTATTAGGTCGCCTTTAGCGTCAAGAATTGTTAATGGATCAACCGAACTCCAAGTAAAGTCCAAATCGGTATTTGAAGCCTTAGCCAAAACTTGTCCGGTGGTTCCACCTTTAAGATCGACTAACGAAGTATCAATCCCATTGCCAAGCGTTCTAATGGCGGCGGCGCCATCCTTGACCAAATCAGTATCGGCTGGGGTCGTCCAACCGAAATTACTCGTTGTAGGCATTAAGCAATCACTCCAATCGCGTTCACCCATTGTAGGGTATTAGATAGCGTATTCCAATTTTCTAGGACATTGACATCTTCCCACTTTTGGGCCACTTCACTGAATTCGCGTGGGGTGGCATAAAAGGTCAAATAAAGACCATTGACGCTTGCGCTCCAGCTCCAGCCTTCAATATAACCCTCAAATTGCCCGCCCAGCATATTAGGTGGCAAATCAAGAATTTTGACTGGTTGGCCCATAAATATATTTAATAAGGCGTCTCGATCCGCGTTATCAAGTTCCGGATTCTGTATGGCAAAAGTGATGGTATCGAATTCATATCTTGGAAAAGCCCTCAAATCGAGATAACGAGTCGCTTGGCTTATTGCGTCAGCGGAGTTCTCAAGGCTTGTGGAAATGGATTGAGCTAAGAGTCCAAATTGAGCGATTGAGCCATCATCTTGAGCTGTATGGCTTGCGTTATTTTTATAGGTGATGGTTACCTTGTTTTTAACCGTACCGACGGATTGCTTGATTTTGAGTCCAGTCGCAATTGCGTTATTGGCACTCAGTTCCGTAAATCCGTTCGCAGTTAAATAATCCTGTCGATGGTCTGCATCCGCGTAGCCGATATTGCCGTTGGCGTCTTCGTAAATATAACCTAGAGCTGAAGTGGCGAGACTGGAAATTAGCGAATAAGCGTCAGTCAAATCACTAGAGCGGGCAGTAAGTTCATATTCGCCGGGTTGGTCAATTTCGCCAATGCCTTGATTTTCAGCAAATAACCAAGTAGTCGTGGGATTATATGTGGCCCAATTTTGCGAAGACGAGACTTCATTCCAAGATCCCAAAAGAATCTCGCTGAGAATAGAATAAATTTGATTTCCTTCGAAGTCTTTACTAAAGACCCCCAGCGTTGTGGCCTTGGGAAGTCTTGAAAGCGCTCCTAAAGCCGTTAATACGATTTTCTGAGTGTAATCAGTATTGCCAGCCGAACTGACTTCGACCGAAAAATCGCTAATGAAACCGCCAAATAAATTTACAAACGTTCCCGTTGAATTTTTGACTTGAACGGTTAAACCTTGATTGATGGACACCGTGATTGCCGTTTTGCTGAGATTTAGGATTTCAACTTTCGCATAACCCGCAACTGCTTGAGTATCAATATCTTGACGTCCAGAGGTAATGCTTAAATTGGAAATAACCAAATCTGTGTAATCAGTGCTACCAATCTGCACTCGCCATTCGGGAGACCAGTTACTCATTACGACCTAAACGCTAATGAGCCGAGAGTTCCGCGAGCAAAGGAATCGTTGAGAACTTTGATAATTGTCCGAGCTGTGCCTTCAGGATCGATTGCACCAGAAACGTTAAGATTTATGGTCGGCGAGCCGCCAATTGCATTATTAGGGATTATGCGACCGCTGGAATTAGGCATAAATAATTCGGGGCCTCTCTCTCCGACAACATAAGCCGTATTCGGGGCAATAGATCCACCTACAGCTCGACCGCCACCAAAAGCGGCATCGATTACATTGCCAATTCCTTTGACTATCGGATTAGCTTTAACTAATGCAATCAATGACCTAATTTTGTCAATAACTGATTGAATCGCCCCTGCGACCGCAGCGATATTATCTATGGCCGCTGCAATTCCTGTGCCGACAGCTTTAAAAGCTGCGCCTAAAACTTTACCGATTACGGGCGCGACCTTTTCAATAATGAATTCGACCAAAATTCGCAAGCCATTGATGAGTGGCTGCAATTCTTCACGGTTATCTTCAATTGCCTTTTTAACATTATTAAATGCTGAAATTAAGCCAGAAATTATTGGTACGACTGTTTTGATGATGGCTGGAATGACTACTTCTGAAAGAAATTGCCACCAAGATTTAAGTGCTGGCAACAAATCCTCTTTAACGATTGTCGCAATCGCTCCAAAAGTAGGTTGCAATTTGGTTCCGAGACTTGTGGCTGCATTATCTAATGCCGGAATAACGTTGTCTACAAAGGCCGTTAATAGCGGTGTTATTGCGTCAAGAATAAACGAGCCGACTGTCTCTTTAGCTTCATCAAAAGCAATTCCTAGACGTGTCAATTTGCCTTCAAAAGTATCGGCTTGGATTGTGGCCTGTCCGCCAAATGTTTCGGCTAAAACTTTTGTAATCTCGTCCAAAGACATTGATTTTAATTCGGCTGTCGATAGTCCTATACCGAGACGACCTAAGGCGCTTGTATTGCCGTCATAGGCTTTGGCCAAAGCATTTGTAACCGTTTCTAGAGATTTACCGCTACCTGCGGCAATATCGAGTGCCAAGGTTTGCAATTCCTGTGCCTTCGCAACGTCTTTGGTCGAACGAATCAATCGATCAAATGAGGGACGTAATTCATCATCAGTGATACCAACGGCCACCGCGGTCTTAGAAATATATTTTTCAACGTTAGCCACAACCGACTCTGAAGCGCCAGCAACATTCTTCAACGTGGCGGCTAAAGCTGCTTGAGCCTTTTCATCTTCGACTGCAGCCTTGACCCCATCGATAAGCAATTTGCCAGCATAAGCGGCTGCGGCAGCTCCAGCGGCTGCAAATGCCAATCCTGCTTTCTTGCCAAAGTCGCCTAATTTGTCGCCAAATGAACCAACGGCTTCATCGCCATCGCCTAATTTTTTACGAAGATCATCAACATCGGCAAGGATTGATAATTTAAGTGTTCTACTGCCAGCCATTAGTCATCCCACTTTCCGACGATTTTGCTAAAGGCATCTTCCCATTTGCGGATTAAATAAGGCTGCTCACGGCGCAAAGTCGGATAAATAAAATATCCTAATTTATTACGCGTCGGAAATTGTTTTAAACGCCGAGATCCAAATTCCAATCCGCCCCACAACATCTGAGTTGTGGCGCCGCCAGAAAATTTCTGACCTGCAAAACCGTAGGACAATTCGCCTAGTTTGCTTGATTTGCTGACTCGGTATCCATCAACAACGCGCTGAACCGCTTTAGCTGATCTAACTCTCTGACCGCCAGCCTGTTGGATTTGCTTTCCAAGATAATCTGCGAGCGCGGACGATTCAACCTTTGCCGCATCGAGCGCAGTAGAATCCATTGCTTTGAACGCGCCGCGAATACGACGCAATTCGGCTTTATCGTAAGCAATCGCTTCAGCCATTATTGCGTTTCTCCAAAATCTCGACGGCGGTTAATATGTCTTGGGAATCAACCCAGAATTGCATCGGAATCTTGGTTGCTATTGCCAGTTCGACGATGAGCCTGCTTAGGCTTCCGTCTCGGTGGCTTTTGGGCTACCACTCTCCACATTGAAATCTGCGACTGTTTCCATCCAAATATCAAAAGGCTTAACTGGCTTACCTGCGGCCTCTCGTTTCATTGCGTTGTAGGCAATAAACAAAATGTCCCAGACTCCAGCGGTTTCAGTCCAATCTCGGATTGATTTACCGGTTTCCTTTTCCCATTTGGCGTACTCTGGGGCTTGGGCGACATAAATCGCTTGTTCCCCAGAGTTATATTCAATTGTAATTTGTGACTTCATAGCTCCCGATGCTCCGATCTCTTAGCTGAAGGTTTCTGTTGGAGTTCCGACTACTGTCATCGTCCAAGTGTCGGTTAGCGCCCCAGGAGCTGCTCCACCTGCGCTTGGAAAAACTGGAAGAACCGTGAAAGCAAAAACTGCGCCTGTCGCGGCAGTGAAACTCACATTGAGAGCCGTATTGGGTGCGGCCTCTGCATCCGCCCACATTGCTTCAAATAGCGAATCGGTTGCTCCCCAATCCTGAAGCAATTCAATTGTGAATGTCCATTGCTTATCAATGGATTTGTAAGCGCGACCATCAAGAGTCTGATAGGTCTCGATAATTGTCTCGGCGCTGAGAGTCGCCGATGTTGCCTGAGCGTCAAAAGTGCGTGTATCCAAAGTGAATGTCACATCGCGCCCAGTGATTACTGTTGTTGGCATTTGATCTCCTTAAGAAGTTTGCTCGTAGCGGACGCTCAAGCGGATGTCGGATACGAGTAAAGTGGTCGTTCCGACTTCAGTTACCGTCGGTCTTTCGACTACCGATAACTCATACTTGGAACCGTTCAAAGCCCCAAGAATACTGATTATTAATTGCTCCAAATTGTCGAGAGCTGCGGCATTAGAAAAGTAAGCGACACAAGCTGTGATTGTGTAATTTAATTTTAAGCGGGTTGTTGATTTCCCAATAAGTTCCAATTCCATATAAGGGGTATCTGGAACTATTACAACCGCTGGAACTATAGGTGACTCGGGAACGGAATCATAAACGTTTGCGGTGACACCTGCTAAAGCAGTCTTAATTGCTCCGCGGACATCTGTGGCGATTGTTGAGGCTGGCATCAGCCCACCATTGCGTCAGTGTCAAGATATGGCCCGAGAAGGCCAGTTACCTTTGCCAATAAATTCTTAGAAAGTCTGTAAGGTGTAACCGCAAAATCTACGCCTTCGATTGATCCACCGGCAGCGGTTCTGGCTTGGAAAATTTCGACAGAAATAGCCAAAACTGCAGCTTCGACGTTGGCATTTCCCACATATGTTGACGCGCCAGAGAGCGCAGCGTTTCCGGCTGGGATAATGTTCTTTTCCAATATGTCAGCATTTGTGATGGCGGCGGTAAATACATAAGGGGCAATTAAATCACTTGTAACCGTGTGAGTGCCGTTAAACGGTGAGCCGACACTGGTGATGACAACCGATTGGCTTTCGGTGAATTCGTGAATTGTGGCGGTATGAAAGTAAGCGACGTTATTTTCTAGCGAAACTTTATTTACTTTGCTTTGGAAAGTGACGAGCATTGGCAGGACAAGATTTTCGCTCGCATCGACAATATCGGTCAGATAAGCGTCCGAATATAGGGAAGACGAGACGCCAAGGATTGTTCTCAGCTCTGAAGCTGTGACTATCGATGGCATCTCGTTTCCTTTCGATTTAGAGGGTGACGGGCCAGCTCGGGAGCGGACTGGCCGTCACTTTTAGGGATTTAACTACGCAACCATCCAGCGATATGCGCCAGCGCCGACCTTTGTAGCCAATGCGCCGTAGCCGTAATAAGCCACTTCGATTTGACCATTGAGAGCGACGTTTGTCTGAAGACGGAAACGTGAGGATTCATACCAAGTGTAAGAATCTGGATTAACGATAATCATTGTATTATCGCCAGTTCCGGAAAGGTTGCGGGTAACGCGGAAGTTCAAGCCAAGAAGGTTTCCAGTAGCCGATGTTGAGCTGAGGTTGCCGCCTTGATTGACGTTTCCGATGAGGTTCTGATAAATCGGACGTCCAGAATCAGCAAGATTCTGAATCGCGCCCCATTGCTGAGGTGAAACGAGAATGTTTGAAGCGAATCCGAGAGTTCCAGCGTAGATTGAAACGCCAGCATCGGAAACGAAGTCGAGAAGACCAGCAGCATCGAGAGTGCGGTTTCCGCCGTCTGTTCCGCCAGCAATTAGACCGTCGAGGATTGCTACTTCGGTGGCCTTGATATATGCGTACTCCATTTGGCGAACGAGTTCATCGAAGAAAGCTGGGGATGAACGATCAAGAAGTTCAACGCTGAAAGTTTGACCGCCAGCATACTTCTTAACATTTACGGTGAGGAATGAGTTTGTCATTCCTGTCTCATCAATTGCAGCAGCTTCGGCTTCTTCGCCTACTGTTGGAACTGCGGTGATTTTTGGAATCTCGAAAGACATTCCAGCATCAGGCAAAACGCCAGAGCTTACGGAAGCCGCGACTGGACGATCTGCGTTTGAAAGTGGGTTGATTACTTCAGTCAATTGACGGGTTGGGATGAGACCAGCGTTATTGCTCGTGGTGTCATCGGCAGCCATAACGTACTGACGTGCAGCATCATCTCCGAGCTTGGCGCGAACGCTCATCTCGAGATATTTCGCCTTTGAAAGCTCAAGGCGAGGAGCGGTGAAGAACGCTGGACGTGGCGCAGCGGCTTCAACCTTGGCAGCTTCTACCGTTTCTTCGGCAGGAGCTGGAACGGTAGTGTCTGACACTTGTTCTCCTTCGGTTGGTTTGTCTGCTTCAGCGGTTGCCGGAGCAGAATCTTCTTTAGGTGCTTCGTTTTCGGAAGCTGCGACTTCGCTAACGCGAGCAGAGTCGATTGCTGGATCTGTTACTAGCGAAACTTCATCGAGCGTTGCGGAAGTGATCTGCATAACGCCTTTGTTGTTTGTCCACTCGTTAATTTGTGCGCCAACGCTAAAGCCATCGCGTAATCCTTCGGTTGCTTCAACTAGTGCATCTTCGCCGGCCATAGTGTTAGCAATTTTGAACGTTGCGACGATGCCATCTTTTGTGACTTCGTGGCTCATCAATTTTCCAATTGGGCGAGTACGATCGTGCTCAAGTAGCAATTTTACTGGCTTCATTTCAATTGAATCAGCTGCGAAAACGGTTGGGCCAACTGAAGTGTTGCCCTGTTCGTTCCAAGTGACAATAGTCCCGCTAATTGTGCGCTTGACTGTATCGGCCGCTGTGACGGTCATTGGCATATTGATCTTCATCGGATTAGGTCTTCTTCCTCTTGAATCTGCTCGATGCTCATCGCGCCGATGCTGTTTAGAATTTGATAAACCTGCGCTCTTTCCAAAGGATTGCCGCGCAAGAAGTCGTCCAAGTCAAAACGGACTTCGGTCGTTGCTGGGACAAAATCTGGCATTGATAAACGCTTTTCAATCGCTGTCAATAATGGGCGAAGTGAAAAATCAACCAGTGAGCGCCGCTCGCTCGTCGCATTTGAGTAAGTCATTGAAGTAGTTTCGGCGCTCAGGAAGTACGCTGGAATTCCAGCTGCTCGAGCTAATTCTAGTGCGACATATTGACGTGCTTCGGCAAGTTGTAGGGATTTTGGATCATAACCAAATTCTTTGAGATCCACATCAGCATTCAGAAATGCGGTTGATCGAGTTTGACGAGCAGTGCGCCAAGCACTAAGAAGTGACGAAACTCTTTCAGCAGTTAAATTAGTTCCATTAGATTTCAAAACCATTGATGGATTTGGCTCTTTTGCATAATTTACTGCTGCGTTTTCTAGGAAAACTGCAGCTGCGACAGTTTTGCCAGCGCGATGCAAAAATCCTTCGTCGTAACCGTCAAAACGAATGATTGAGCCGACTCCGCTGACTGGGACATCCATCCCATCGACTTTGTACGACTCAATCATCGTATTTCGGAAGTTCGTATCGACTGTAACGCGGTCAGGAGATACGCGAGTCCAAGCGCGCACCTTACCGCCATCTGTTGCTGAATACATTTCAAGAACTTGGCCGTAACCAACGCCGTAGAGCCAAATGTCCTCAGCGAGCCAAGTGTAAATCAGTGATCCGGGAACGCGAGGGTCTGGCTGGTTAATAACGCGCAATGGTTCGACGTGTTCGCCAGTCAATTTGTTATATTGCTCAAGAGGTAATGAACCTGTTGTACCGCAAATGATATTTCTTGCGCGAGCAACTGCTGGAACGCTCATTGCAAGCTGGCGGGTTGTATTTGTTGCGCCGCCGAGAATGTTATAAACGGAATCGCTAATCTGAACGGGAGTTAGAGCTGCGGTTACGTCGCTTGTCTTTTGCGGCGTTTGCGCAGTTACTTGTGGAAAGAAGAAATCTCTGATGGCACCCATTGAGCCTTTATTGTATGGGGCTTGTGTTACAAGATGACAATATCGACGCCATCATTTGCTTTTGTGGCGTAATGAGTCGCCATAGCCGCAGCGACTGCTCCACAAATAATCGCATTTGATACTTTACGACCCATTACCCAACCGCCATCACCGAAAGGCAATTTGACGGCGGCTAGGCAATGTTTAGTCAGCTCATCTTGACCCGAGTGAGCCAACCGCTGAGATGAGATTGCTCCCAGTAACTCATCGCAGCTTTGCGCATAGTCAAGACCATCAATAGGTTCAGTCCTAATTCCTGCCGGAGCCAATCGCGCAGCTACGGCCGAAGCAGTTCGGGCTGAATAGGCAACCAACTGCACCGGATACTTCCGCACCCAATCCGCCAAGTCATTAGCCAAAGATTTATCGTCCAGATTGGCTGGATTATGCCAAGTCTGAAGCAGAATCACTTGGAATCTGTCGCCCTCGAGCTTTTGACTTGCTACTAACGCGGCTTGCTTACGGTCTGGACTGAGATC